CGGTCACGTTCCGGCACACCGCTTCAGGACGGGCGGCGAGTGCGGCCCGGTACCAGCCGGTCAGGAACAGCTCGAGGTCGTCGACGATGACGAGCGGGTCACCTTCCACCGGACACCGCGTTCATGGCCCGGACCAGGTTCCCCGTCTTCGACTCCACAATGGTCGCGTCGGCAGCGTCAGCGACGACCACAGCGATGACCCGGTGCGCAGTGGAGCGCATCTCGACGTGAATGCTGGCCCGATACGCGCCCGTGTCGACGGGCGCCGTCGCGCGGGCGATCGCGGCCGCCTGATTCGCCTTCTGGGTGACTGCTTGAACGGCGGCCGGAGAGTGGCCGAGCCTGTCGAAGAACGATTCATCCCACTTCATCAGCCGTCCACCCTTTCGATGCGGATCTCGAGGCCTTCCTCGCGTCCGGTGTATGGGCTGCGCCACCGGGCAGGCTCACCCTCGGCAAGCCACACCCCGGAGGGACCTGTTAGGCGGTCGCCGGGGCGGACGTCTGCGTGATAGTCGGCGTAGGCACTGACGGAGGTGATGATCTGCGTACGGGTCGCATCACTGACCAGCACGGACGTGGAGGGGGCCACTGCGACGTTCTCGATGGTGGCCGTGAGGGTGGGATCCCAGTCGCCAGCCACCATCAGGCCCGAGTACGGGTCGATGACTTCGCCACGCCGATCTCGGATCATCGTCTCGCCGTGCCGGAACGTGACCATCAGACAAGCCACCCCATGAACACGCGAGGTGCTGCTTCGACGACGTCGAGTGCAGTGATGTCGTCGGTGGTGAGGTACAGGTTGTTGTTCGGGTTCACGAACGAGGTCGACTGACCGAACGGGCCCGTGGAGTGAGACAACTGCTCAACACCTTCAGCGTCCCTGTTCATCAGGGCGCGCCTGACCATGCCGGCGACGATGCGGACAACGGTCTGCTTGCGCAGCGTCTCGACGAAAAGGCGAGCGTCGACGTCGGGCCATCGCACCCGGATCATGTCGGAAGCATCCTCGATCAACGTCTCTGCGACGAGTTGTTCCGAGGTGGAGAGGGGGCGCCATCGAGCGATGACATCTTCAACAGTTGCCAACGGTTCCATGACGACCCCTCTCTGATCCTGCGGGCTCGTCAGAGCTTCGCGAGGATGTCTTCCTTCTTGGTCGCGCCATCGAGGTCGATCGACTTCGCGGCCGCGTAGGCGGTCAGCTGCGCCACCTTCCAGTCGGCAGTCGGGTCACCCTCGGGGAACGGCGGCTCGACTTCGACCTCCGGGAGAGGTTCGATGAACCCCTCCGCCACGAGGCGCTTGACCTCGGCGGCCGGGATGCTCTCCGGCACCGGAGCACCCCGGTACAGGTAGACGTCAGTACCGCCCTGGGCCCGTGCGATGACGAGCGGAGTGATGACGATGTGCACCGCCATCAGACGCCCGCTCCCGTGAGCTTCCACGCAGCGGACGGCTCGTTGACGATGGGGACGGTGACGCGACGGGCGCGGAGACGCCACTTGTCCTCGTCATCCTTCCGGATCGTCTTCACCTCGACACCGACACCCGCGACGCGCGCGTACCCGGGGCCGCCGATCTCCTCGTCGGCCATCCCGCCGAGCGCGGAGGTGTCCGCGAGCAGGATCGTTCCGGGGGTGGGGAGGTTCGGGGTGACCAGCCAGCGCAGGCCCGCGAGCTCGGGGAAGGTCCCCGTCACGATCGGGTTCGCCGCGCCGCCTTCGCGCCCGAGGTAGCCGGCGGCCGCGAACTTGGCGAACGCTCGCGCCCACGCGATGTCGGAGAGGACGATCGTGTCGAGTTCGAACCCCTGGTTGAGGGCCGCGACCGACGCCTTCGCCAGTGCGACGTCCAGCAGCATCTGCTCCGCCGTCGCCGTGGTCCAGGAGGCCTGCACCGGGGTCGACTGGGTGACCGCCGACGCAACGGCGGCGAGGGAGACGCCGTCGATGTACTTGACGTTCTGGTTCGCCAGCTTCGTGAGCGCCTTCTGCACCGGCTGCATCTTCTGCCGGGCGATGGACTCGTCGGTGACCTCGGTGTCCTGACCCCACTTCACGGTCTTCGCGATCGACGCGACACCGTTTCCGAGGGTAGTGAGCGGGTACTCGGAACCGGGCGCGACGGCGCGGGGGTCGTCGTTCGTGTACAGCGATTCGCCGCCCTCGTACTGGATGGCGCCACCCTGGGCCGTGTACCGGCCCGTGAGGAGCGCGTCAGAGATGAAGCGCTGCTGCAGCATCGTCTGGAGACGACGTGCGATGAGTCCCGGGTCGTTGAGGAACCGGGAGATGGTGATGTTGTCGCCGGCGACCACGGGGGCGGCGGGCGGGTAGATGTATGGCATCTGCGTGTCCTTTCCGCGCTAGCGCGCGAGCTTGATCTCGACGAGCGCCCCGTCGGCGGCCGTGGTGAGTGCGAGGCCGACGATGTTCGTGTCGTTCGTTCCGACCGTGTGAGCAGCCACGCGACCAGCGGCAGCGCCTTCGACGGTGGAACCCGCGGTGATCGCGCCGGATGCAGTGAGCCGCTGAACGCCTTCCGTGAACACGGTGACATCGGTGCCAGTAAGTACGTCGAACGCGGCGACGCCAAGCCAGGACGCAGAAGCGGCCGTGGAAGGTGCGACGGTCCCGGTGCCGGAGACGGCCACGAGCTGACCGCCCGTGACGGCCGCCGACGCGCGACGTGTGAACGTCTGCCCCGGCAGGTGGAGCGGAAGGTACTCAGCCATGGCTGGTCTCTCTTTCTGGTTTAGTTCCCCGAGGGGAACAGGGAGTTGTACAGCACGTCGCTCTCGGATGAGGCGCCGTCAGGTGTTGCGCCCGGCTTGAGGTCTGCGACCGGCCGGTTCGTTCCTGCGGGTTTCCCCTGCAGGGTGGCGATCTGTGCTTTGAGCTGCTCGTTCTCGGCCCGGACGTCGAGCAGTGGCTTGAGGAGTTGCGCCCTCGCCGTCACCGCTTCCTCGTCCCCGGACCCGAGCAGGTCGAAGTAGTCCGCCGGCACACCCTGAGTCGACGCCACCTTGTAGCGGGTCATCTCGGCCCGCGCTTCCGCCGCGTCGCGCTTCGCCTGCTCGGCAGCGTCAGCGTGACGCTGCGCCTCCGACTTCTGCGAGTTCTCGAACTCGGCGAGCCGCTGGGCCGCGTCCGCGTTCGTCTTGGCGCGCGCCTCGTTCTCCCGAGAGCGTGCCTTCCAGTAGTCGAGTGTTTCGCTCGGCTTCGGGGTGGCTGTCTCGGTGATGGTGGGCTCGATGACGGTGGTGGTTCCCTCGGCGCCCGTTGCGGGAACCTCGGTGCTGGTGGTGTCAGACATGCGTGTGCTTCTCCCGTTTCGGTTGTTCCGCTCCCGTTGCGGTCGCGGTGATCTTGTGGCGCGTTACTGCGCGTCCGGCACGGCCGTTGCGGCAGGTGCTGGAAGTGCTGCAGCGTTCTTCTCTCGAAGTGCCCGTGAGACGCGCTCCAGGCGTTGGCCGGTGAACCCGGGCACGTCCTCAAGGAGCGCTTCCGGCGGTAGCCCGAGACCGACTGCGAGCTTCGTGAGCCCGTCCACCGACTGCGCGAACGAGCGTGCCTCGAAGTTCCGCCACCGAACCTCCGACGAATAGTCGTCAGCGGCCGGCAGATTCCCCCCGAGGAGCGCACACTGCCGGAACAGCTGCTCGTGCGACTCTCCCAGGGAAGTCATGATCTCCCCGCCCTCACGGTTCTTCGCAGCCTCCAGCCCGGCGAGGGTCGCGTCGGAGATGTTCGAGATCCCGTCAAGCCCGAGGGACTGACCAGGGATCTGCCCGATCGCCGCAAAGTCGCGCAGGGCCGATTCGCGCGCCTTGATGTACGGCTCCGGGGAACCGGCGTCGAGCTCATCAATACGGACATCGCCCGGATCCTCGTCGAGGTACCACTGACGCGCGGCACCGGCCTTCAACCGTTCCCGCTCGTCCTTCGGCACCCAACCGATGACGTACCGCTGCTTGAACGCCTGGAAGTACTGACCGACCATCATCCCGAAGGTGGTCTCGTCGAGGCGCTCCTGGATCCGCATCAGCGGTTCCACGATCCCGAACTGCTCCTCACCGGAGAGTAGGTTCCGGTCCCGGTAGCGAATGACAGGGGTGACTTCCTGCTCGTGCGAGGAGGCGTCGAGGAACGCAAGCGACCCTGCACCGAAGGGAACGGTTAGCGGGTCGAAGTATCCCGCCGGCTTCGTGGTGTCCACCCCGAACCGGTAGACGAGTTCCTCATCGAAGAGGGAGACGATCTGCTTGGACGTGGACAGAGTGTCGACGCCGACGGCGAGCATCGGCCATTCGTCCGCTTCTGGGTCCTGATACAGGGCCGTCATCTTCCGCGGGGAGTACAGGTTGATCGCAGGACCGCGACGGCCGCGCGCGAACGTACCCGGCAGGGTCGTCGCGTAGGCAGTCCCGTAAGTGAGCGCAGATCGGGTGATGCCCGTCTGGCGCGAGTCCATCCGGTTCCGCTGCCACCACTCCCACGGATCCGTGCCGGCACCCTCGACAGTGAGGTAATCGTCGACCTTCATTACCTGCGAGAACGTCTTCACCAGCAGCGGGAGGTAATTCGTCTCCGACTTCCTGGCGAGCTCCTTCATCAGCGGAGGAGCATCCTCAGGGATCTGCACCGTCACCCGGTACTGCTTCGGGTCCGTGCTCACGGCGACCGCTGAGCGAATCCGTTCGAGGCGCGGCATCTCCGCCGCTCGTTGCACCTCGAGGACGGTTTTCACCGCCTCGAGCGCATCCTTCTTGCTCAGCGCCATTCGCTCCCGCTCTCAGCTCGAGAACGCCGTAGCGCCCGTGCGTCTTCTCTTCGGATTGGCCTCGGCCTTCGTTACCCCCCACGCCGCCCACGTCACCGACTGCGCCTGCGTAATCGGCTTTGTCGCATCCGACGGCTCCCATGTGAACCCAGCAGTCCCGACCGGACGTGTCGTCGCGAATTGCAGGGACGCAGCGACTTCCGCCTGCCCGCGGTGCACGATTAGGCCAGCGTTCGAGTGCTCGATGAACATGGCGTGCGCCGCGGCGACCTCGTTCATGTTCATAGCGAGGTACTTCACCCTCAGCTTCTGCAGCCCGGTGATGATCGATGTCGCGTTCTTCTCGTCAAGGACGATCAGCTCCGCACCGAGCTCGTCCCGCAACTCCTTCACGTAACTGGGAATCCAGAGAGTGAAGCGATCGGTGCGCTTGTGCTCCACCACGATCGCGTCGTCGTCGAACCGGGACGCGACCGACACCGTGCCGAAAGCGCCCGCACGCCCGAGGGCCACAGCGATGACCGGGGCGTCTCCGACGACCGCCGAGGCGACCGCATTCCGCGCCCAGCGCTCCATGTCGAGCTCCGACAGGTTCGTCTCGGTCTGCACTGGCCGATTCGGCCAGATCGACAGTCGCTCGCGCATGAACGCGGCCGGGTTCACTCGCGCAAGCCGCCGATGTTCGTCCTCGACCGTGCTCACCTTCATACGGTGGCCCAGAGTCGGATTTGACTCCGCCCAGACGGCTCGATCCGCGATGTCGATCGCCGCAGCCTTCACGGGATCATCCGATCCCGCCGGGGAGAACTCGATCCACCCGCCGCGAGGGTCAGATCCCTCACGACCGCGGTCACGGAGGCCTTCCCAGTACTCCGCATCGTCGAGCTCGTCTGGCACGGTACCGGTGAACACAATCTGGTGGTTGGGTACGGCCGACATCGTCGGCAGGAGAGCGTCCATCGTCGCCAGGGGCGTCTGCTGAGCCTCGTCGACGACCAGGGCGTCGCAGGTGAAGCCGACGCCGGCGCTCTTCGAGCGGGTGAAGTAGCGGAGACGGTTCCCGTTCGCAAGCTCGAACCCCTGCTCACCATTCGCGGTCGAGATCCCGCGGTTGATGCCGCCCTTCATCTCCGCCATCAGCAGCGGGGACCGTTCGATCACTCGCCGCATCTTCCGGAATGCCTCACCGGCGGTCTTGAACTCGTGGGCCGTGTGCACGACCAACTTCGGTTCGCGGTCCGCCCTCGGCCAGAGGAACAGCATCCCCAGCGTGTAGGGCAGGAGAATGTTTCCCTTGCCGTTCTGGCGGGCGACGAGCTCCCCGACCTCGGTTGCGGCCCACTCGTCGTTCTCGTCGACGGAGAGGATCATGTCGAGCGACAGTTCCTGCCAGCGGTCGACGCCGAGTTCGACCACATCGCAGAGGCCCATCAGCTCGTCGAGCTTCGTGCCCGCGCGAGCGGGGATCTGCAGGACCCTAGGCTCCTGCGTTCCGCGCAGCTCGAGCTGCGGTCGCGGCGGCGAGCTGGTCAGCGAGGGTGGCAACGGGGTTCGCTCCATCCGACTCGATCGCGTCTATCTCCCGGGCTAGCTCCCGCTTCTCGCGGATCAGCGGCGCGAGCTTCGTGGGGTCCTCAGTGGCAACGACCTGGATGGCGGTGTTCACGACGTCAAGCGCCTCGCGCAGCATGTCGAGCCGAGACGTCGTCGCGCGGGGTGCCGGCGGCGGAACAATCCGCAGGGTGCGCTCCGCGGTCAACGCGGACTTCCGGTTCGCCTTCACCTCGGCCACTCGTTCGTGCTGCGCCTTCTCGCACGCCGCATCCACACGCTCACCGAGCCGCTTGTGCCGCTTGTACGCCGAATAAGTCCCGCACGGAGCCGGAGGACGAGGCATCAGCGCGCACTTCCAATCGGTGTGAACACCAAATGGTGTGAATCACACGAAATGGTGCGGAGAGAGATGACTGCCAAC